TCAATTCCGAGGTCATAGAGGTCCAGCCCGGCGAGTACGACGCCAACGGTTTCCCGACCGATTGGAACGAGAGCACGTAGGGGTGCCCATCGCGCACCCCGTCAATTCGAGGAGGTGCGCGATGGAAGATCTCTGGCTCTGGTTCGCTCGCTGCAGGGACCTCGACCCCGAGCTGTTTTTCCCGGCTACGGAGGTTGGCCCCGGCGCGCTGCAGGTCGAGGCGGCCAAGGCCGAGTGCGCGCTTTGCCCGGTCCGCGAGGACTGCCTCGAGCGGTTCATGGATGAGGACGATGGCGTGTTTGGCGGGATGTCCGCCGGCGAGCGCAAGGCGGCTCGGCGTAAGGCTCGAGCCGCGTGACGAGGACGCAATACCCGAACCATCTGGGTATTGCGTCCCCCCATTTTGGGGGGTAAGATACGAGTATGAACAACAGCAAGCACGCCACCCCGGGTACCGCGCACAGCCGGATCAACGGCCACGCGGACACCAACAAGGCGTTCCACCCGGGCGGGGACCACGTGCTTGTGATCGACAGTGACGGCGCGTTCTACCTCGCAGCCGAGACCATGGCCGAGGCCGTTGTTTTCGGCGAGAGCCTCGGCGACGAACTCGGCATCTACGCACAGGTCACCGTGCCGGCCGGCGTCCCCGTTTCGGAATACGCTCACTCGCTCGGCTACTGACCGACCCACCAACCAGGAGAGCCCGAAATGCCCAAGCATCGCAAGACCGTCTCGCCGGCCCGACTGTGTGCCGGCATCGCTGCCGGCGCCGTCTTCCTCGGCGTAGGTGTCGCCGGATTCGTCCTCCCCGGGGAACAGGCCGACCGGCCCGCGGCCACCTCGCCGAGCATCTCGCCGGTTGAGCTGCCCGAGGTCATCACCGGCCACGCCTACCCCGCGGCCCGGATGGTTGAGCCCGAGGTTGCCGTCCCCGCTGCGCCCGTCCTCACCGAGTCCGTGAAGCCGGCCCCGGTCAAGGCGGCCACCACGCCCAAGACCAAGACGGCCACCGCGCCGACGCCGCCCAAGACCGTCACCGGCGGGACCGGCGCCCGTCCGCCGGCGCGCTCGAGCATCCCCGTCGGGCCGGACCTCGAGCTCTACTGCACGAACGGCTACCAGCACGCGAACGGCACGTGCTCGAGCACGCCCGAGTATCCGACGTTCTCGCAGCCCAACCCGAACGCGCCGTGCTCGGGCACCGCCTCGGCTTGCCTGGACGCGATCAGCGGCATCACCAACCCGATTGCCGGGCTCCTCGGATCCGGCTCCTGATGGCCCCCGCCGAGCCGCGGTTCCAGGTCGAGTACGACCAGAGCAAGGGGCAGCACACCGTTTTCGATGTCACCCTCGGCGCGTTCGGCTGGTTGGCCTCGTTCGTCCCCGAGCACAAGGCCCTCGCTTACGAGATGGCCGACCGGCTCAACATCCGCAACCTCGCCACGATCTCGTAAGGAGCACCATGGCTCTCGCCCCTGCTCAACGTGACGCCGCACTAGAAGCCGTAGAGCGAGCGTGCCGCACCCTCGGTATCACCAACCTCACCGGCGTGGAGATGAACCAGATGAGTGACATCGTCTGTGACGCCATCGATGACGCCGAGGACCTGACCGACAAGTAACCCAAGTGTTCCCCGCTCGGTGGATGGCACAGGTCACCGAGCGGGGAACCTTCCATTTCGGGAGAGGAAACGATGATCAAGACGAAACGCCGTTTGCGCCTGCTCCGCGCGGCAGCCCTCGGGCGCGTGACGTGGCGCAAGCGGGACGAGGTGCTGTTCTTCCGCGTGCACGAGTCGCGCCGGGGCGTTCGCGAGCTCGGGCTCATGGAGAACGTTCGGATGCGCCGCATGGCCGAACTCGATTTCTTTGACCGGATCAACGGTGACGAGATGCTCGCCGATCAGGGCGAGGTCCGCATTTCCCAGCTTGGCCGCGAGACGTTGACCGGGTGGTTGGCGTGAGTGATCCAGTCGAACGCGACGGCGTGTGTCCCGGGATCATCACGGATATCCCTCTGTCCCATCAGTGGGTTCCGGTGGGCCTCGTGCCCGAGCCGGGCGCACTGCACACCGACGCCTCCATGCTCGGCGCGCTGCCCGTGTTTGAGATCTGCATGTCCTGCAGGACCTCGCGCGTAGAGCTGTTCCCGCCCACCGAGGACGCCGGCACGGGGATCACCTTCCGCGTGTGACCCCGCGTATTGCCCGCGTATCCAGATCACTGAGTGCCCCGTTCCTGGCATGGTCGCCAGAGACGGGGCACTCGTGCGTTAGCCGCTCCAAGTGGCCTACGGACAGGCGCTCTAAGCACCATCCGGCCCCCGTCGCCCATGACTAGCGATGGAAGGGGCCGACCGTGGACCCGAAGCGCATTGCAGAGATTCTCGCGGATCTCGCGAACGCGAGCGACGCCGATATCAGTGCGGCCCTGGAAGCGATCAAGGCGCGCGGCACCGAGCTCGCTCTCGAGCCCGCGACCGCTGCCGGCAACGAGGCGCTCGGCGAACTCGTCAAGCAGCGCAAGGCGTTCGTCGCCGAGGTTGCACGCCGGGCCGAGCCGTCCCTCGCGGACCAGCAGAAGGCCGCGCTTGCGGAGCTGGACGGCACGCACGACCCCGAGCGGGACAACATCCCGCAGCCGACGCCCGAGAACACCAAGGAAGTCCCGGACCCGGGTGCGGCCGGCGAGGTGCCGGGCGGGGACAACCCGGACAAGGCGCCCGAGACCGACGCCAAGGGGAAGCCGGTCAAGACGGCCCCGAAGTCGCGGACCGCGGCGAACATGCCCAAGATCAACGATGGGCGCTCGCCCGAGGCCGCGGACACCGCCGGCACGGTCGCGATGCGCACGCTCGTTCGTGGCGGCATCCCGGGGTTCGAGGCCGGTACCGCGCTGGACTTCACCTCGTTCACCAAGGCCATGCGCGACAAGATCATCGCCGTAGGTGGCGAGGGTCGGCAGGACGTGGCGCACGTCGAGTTCACGTACCCCGCGGACCGGCAGCTCGGCGGCAACTCCAAGGACAACACCGACCGGATCAAGGCGGCCAAGTCGCCCGAGGCGATCGTTGCCGCGGGTGGGCTCTGCCTGCCGCTCGAGGTCAAGTACGACATCAAAGTCCTCGGTGTCACCGATCGCCCTGTGCGCGACGCGCTCACCCGATTCGGGGTGGAACGCGGTGGCATCCAGTACCGCGCGCCGTTCGACGCGCTCGCCATGGCCACCGGCCTCGGCGTGTGGACGCAGGCCAACGATCAGGCCATCGTCATCCCGCCGGCGGACCCGGACACCAACGTGTACAAGTCCTGCCTGACGGTCGATTGCCCGGGTGTCCTCGAGGCCTCGATCTACAGCACGTACATGTGCCTCGAGTTCCCGAACATGACCGCTCGGTTCGACACCGAGTGGGTCGGCGCCACGACCGAGGCCGCGATGGTGGCGTGGGCGCGGTTCGCCGAGAACCAGCTCATCTCGCGCATCTTCGCCGGATCCAAGGTCGTCAAGGGCCTCGGTGGCAAGCTCTCGGCGATCGCGGATCTCCTCGCCACGTACGACCGCGTGATCAGCTACTACCGCTACCGGCACCGCCTCAACAGCACGGTGAGCCTGCGCACGATCATGCCGCAATGGGTGATCGACATGCTTCGCACGGACCTCGCCCGGCGGATGACGATGGCCTCACCGGCGGAACTGTTCGCCATCGCGCAGGCGCAGCTCGAGGCGTGGTTCAACACGCGCGGCGTCAACGTCACCTGGCACCTGGACGGCAACGCCGGCGCCACCGTGAACGGCGTCGTCATCCCGGACCAGCGGTACGCCGATCTCGCGGCAGGGCAGGCCATCCCCGATTGGCCTACCGCCGTCGACTCGGTGCTGTTCGTGGAAGGTGACTGGCTGTTCCTGGACGGCGGCACGCTGGACCTCGGACTCGTCCGGGACTCGGCGCTCAACCGTCGGAACCGCTACCAGACGTTCGTGGAGACGTTCGAGGGCGTCGCGTTCGACGGCAAGGAGTCGCTCCGTGTCGTCATGCCGCTCGAGCCGATCGGCTCGGCAGCGGGCACCAAGGCCCCGGCTGACTGGGACACCATCGCGTAAGTGATGGCCGGCCGGCGCGCCCCGACAGTGCGCCGGCCTCTGTTCCAGCTACGGCGAGAGGAGCCGAGAGATGCTGTACACCGAGGTTGCTGCGTTCCGCGCGGTACCCCAATCAGCCGCCAACCTGCTTGCCTCGGCCCTCAAGCCCGGATCCAGCGACAACCGGTGGATGGAAGGGTTCGCGTTCCGCGGCGAGACCTGCCCCAACCTGCAGGTGTTCGGCCCGTGCTCGGAGCCGGATCTCCCCGAGGGCGACTTGTCCGAGCCGGTCTACGTCCGGCCGGCCGGCTACCGGGTCCAGGACACCTGCAGCACGCTCGAGCGCGGATTCGATGACGCTCGAGTGCTGCGTCTTGCCGAGGCCGTCGCCAGTTACGCGGTGTCGCGCGAGCTCTGGACGGGCGCAGGCACGCAGGCCGAGCCGTTCGAGGACGAGGCACCGAACGGGGCGACGCTCAACCCGTACCTCGCCGATGACAACGCGGTGATCATCCCGGACTCGGGGGACACCGCGGTCACGTCCGCGCTGGACGCCATCGGGCTACTCGAGCAAACGGCCCGCGACAAGACCCGCGGGCAACAGGTGTTTTTGCACCTGCCGATTCGGCTCATCACTCGCATCGGGGCGCAGCTCGTGCGCGTGGGCAACGAGATCCGCACGCACACCGACGCGATCGTCATCGCCGACGCCGGCTACCCCGGCACGGGCCCGATGGATGACGGGGTGGACGAGGCGCAGCTCGTGACGATCACGGGTGCGCCCACCGGCGGCACGTTCACGCTCACGAACCAGGGCCAGACGACGGGCCCGATCGCGTTCAACGCCACCGCGGCAGTCGTCAAGACTGCGCTCGAGGCCCTCTCGAACGTGGAGCCGGGCGATGTGGCGGTGACGGGTGCGAACGGCGGCCCGTGGACGGTCACGTTCCTCGCGCCGGGCAACGTCCCGCAGATGACCGGATCCGGCGCCCTGCTCACCGGTGGCGCTGCGCCGGCCGTCGCGGTGACCACAACCACCGGGGGCGTGGCTCGCGTCCAGCTGCCGGGCCTGTGGGCCTACGCAACCGGCCCGGTCGAGGTGCGCCTCGGTCCGACCGTCACGACCGTAGACCAGGCGGTCACGGTCAACCGGCAGACCAACGAGCGGCAGGTATGGGCTGACCGGATGTTCGCCTCGGCGTTCGATCCGTGCTGCCAATTCGCTATCGAAATTCCGACCACGTAACGAGGAGATCCCCATGGCATACGACGGAGCGGGAACGCTGTTTGCCCTCGGCATCCGCGTTACCAAGCTCGGCCCGACCGGCGCGCCTCTCGTGGGCGCTGCCAACGCCTACGTGTCCGACGCTCTCGTCAAGACCGAGATCGGGCTCGAGTACGAGGACGCCAAGCAGGTCACGCAGCTCAACGGAACGGGCGTCGCGTGCGTCAACTACCAGGCGCCCTACACGCTCAAGCGCGGCTCAATCAAGGGGCTGCAGATCTGTACGCCGGACCCGAACCTCACGCAGTTCCTCATCGGTGGTGAGGTCATCGTGGACGCCGGAACGCCGGCGAACCAGATCGGTTACCGGGCGCCGCAAACCGGGGTCGAGGAGGTGCCCGACGGCGTCTCGCTCGAGTTCTGGTCGCGCGCGGTGATCGGCTCGGCGCTCGCGAACACGCTGCCCTACTTCCACTGGATCCTGCCGCGCGCCTACCTCGTGCCGGCCGGCTCGTGGGTACTCGGCGGCACCGAGGCGATGATCCCCGAGTTCGATGGCTACTCGGTCCAGAACGCCGGTTGGGGCACCGGGCCCGAGGACGACTTCGATTACCCGTCGGACCGCGTGTGGCAGTACGTGCGTGAGGCCTCGCTCCCCGACCTGGATGCCGGCCTCGTGCCCGTGGTAGCGCAGGTGTGACCACGCCCATCCCGATCCCCGACGGCCCGCCCGCGGACTTCACATCCATTTTGTGTGGTCCGTGGGCGCAGCCGTCTGACATCCCCGAGACGTACCGGGGGAACCTGTCCGACGGGCAGTGGCGGACGCTCATCCTGTACGCGTCCGAGATCCTTTACCACCTGTCGGGCCGTCGCTGGCTCGGCATCGGCTGCGAGGAAACTACGACGTTCGCGAGCACGCCGGCGGCCATCGGCACGGGCTCGTGGCCGTACGCCGCGGACTGGTCGTGTGGGTGCTGGATCCCGGGCGGGGCGTGGTTCGGGTGGGGCTACGGCGTGATGTGGGCCGGCGAGCACCCGAGGCCGGCCGCGCTCAAGCTGGACAGTTCGACAACCGAGGTGACCTCGGTGAGCACCGCGGCCGGCGTGCTGGACCCCGCGGCCTATCGCCTCTCGAGCTCGGGCTACCTCGAGCGCATCGACGGCGGCACGTGGCCAGTGTGCGGCGAGAACGGGCCCACGATCGTCGCAGCGGCCCGCGGCATCGCTCCCCCGCTCGGCGGCGTCATGGCCTGCATTCAGTTCGTCATTGAGCTCTACAAGCAGTGGGCGAACGATCCGACGTGCGCGATCCCGAACCGCGCCACCTCGGTTTCTCGGCAGGGCATCACGGTCACGCTGGACACCTCGGCATTCCTGGACAAGGGCCGCACGGGCATCCGCGGCGTTGACACGTGGCTCCTCGCCGAGAACCCCAAGGGACGCCGGCGCGGTGGCTCGGTGTGGTCCCCGGACCTGCCGGCCGGAAGACGCGGTTAGCACCCCCTGACTCGGGGGACCGATCGCGGCTACGATCTCGGCATGACGAATGATCGACACGTGCGCGAGCACGATCCCTTCTCTGGCCATGCCCCAGTGGACGAGGCAACAACCGTCGATGTTGGAACCCCGTTCGCGAATGCGCTGACCGACTTCGGCGGCAAGCTCCGCGAGCTCGGGATCACGCCCGGCATGGTGGCCCCACAGGAGATGGCGAACACTCCCGTTCCCGAGGACCCGCCGGCAGCCAAGGAGCCCGAGGTCAAGAAGCCGCCCGTCCGTCGGACCCGCAAGCCGCGGCGCACGGTGAATAAGCCGGCCGCCAAGTGAAGCCGGACAATCTGCCCAAGAAGGGCCTCAACCTCCTCCCGTTCGCCGAGCACGCGCTCGAGTACATCGAGGCGTTTTTCACGGCCAACGGGGTAGCGCTGCCCGATCGCCGGTACATCGCGCCGGGCGTGCCGGCGATGGACGCGTGGGACTGCGAGCAACTCATGATCGGCTGTGTCGGCATCACCAACGGTGGCGCGCAACAGGGCAACGCCGGCGGGATGCCGCGGGCTGGCTCACCCGCCTCGGTGATTACGTTGCGCGGGATCCAGTACGGCATCCAGCTCGTGCGCTGCGTGCCCAAGGTGAGCGAGTACGGGCAGCCGCCGGACCCCGCCGAGGTCAACAAGGCCGGCCGGCAACAGCTCATCGACATGGGCCTCATCTCGCAGGCCGTGGTGAACCTCGCCTCGAGCCCGCCCTCGTGGGTGACCAAGGAGATGAACGTGGACGCCGGCGAGGTGGCCCCGCTCGGCCCGTCCGGTGGATACGCGGCCATCGAGTCCGCCATCAGGATCACCGGCCTCGATCTCATGACGGGGAACGAGGTGCCGTAGTGGCTATCCGCGTGAAGGTGACCCGGATCAACTCGACCATGTTCAACAAGTTCGTGAACGCCCGACAGGGTCCGATCAGGATGGACCTCAACCGGCGCGCCTCGAACGTCCAGGCCTACCAGCAACGCAAGGCCCCTCGGCGCACGGGCACGCTCGCGGCCACGAGCCGTAAGCGGCAGGGACGCAGCAACACCCTGCGCCCGTGGGTCGAGGTCATCATCGGGAAGCCCGGCACCACCGACTACCTCGGCTACATCCTGTTCGGCACGCCGGCGCACGAGATCCGGCCTATCCCGAATCGTCCCAACGCTCGGCTCCGTTTCGTGGCCGGCGGCTCGGTGGTGTTCGCCAAGGCGGTGTGGCACCCCGGAACCAAGGCCAACAATTTCGTCCTCGAGTCCCTGCCCGTGGCCCTGCGATGACCACTGGACAGGGCTTCGCTGCAGGCGCTTTATCCGTGATCCTCGTGTGGCTCGCGGTCGATCTCACCAGAAAGAGGCACCCCATGGCAGGCAAGCGGTACGGGTCGATGCAGCCCGAAAAGGTCGAACTCGTCCCGTTCGAGTTGGTGGCGATGCGAGAGAGCGAGCTCACCGGCGAGCCCGAGCCCGAGGTGCACGAGTTCACCGCGCGGCCCGTGTCGGACGCCGGGGACCTCGTGGCCATGGCGGTTGCGCAGTCTTCCGGCGACGGCGCCGAGGTGGCCGCGGTGATCGCGCGCATGATCAAAAAGGTGGTCGTCAACGGGGACGGCACGCCGTCGCAATGGAAGGCCAAGGAGGTCAACCCGCTCGATCCTGAGACGGCCACCGCGGCAGAGTTCGAGGCGCACGTTGCCGAGTACTACGGGCCGGATGGGCAGCGCTACCGGATGGACGGGGAGGAGCGCGCCAAGTTCGAGGACATCGCGAACGGCTCGAGCCGTCGGCGGCTGTTGCACCTCCTGTACGAGGACGACGCCACAGTCAAGATGACCGATGTTGCCGAGATCATGAAAGACATGATGGGTGCGGCGGCCGGCCGCCCTACCACCGCGCCGTCTCGATAATGAGCGCGGCGCGCGGACCCTTCCACAAGACGTACATCGACGGCCGTCTTGCCCTCGCGGGGATCAATATGCGGACACCGCTCAAGCACTGGCTAGACGCTGCCTATGTTTTGATCCTCGAAACGCCGTACGACGATGTCAAAAAGCTCGAGAGCCAACTCACGACCAGCGATGCGCAGGTCGATCCCGAGGCGGCACGGGCCGAGTGGGGCCAGACCCCGCAACATCAGGCGATGATGGGCAGCCTCGCTCGAGGTGCGGTACCGGGTAAGTGAGGGGGGTGGCCAATGCTGATTGGCGAGGCGACGATCAAGATCGACGCCGACACGATCGGGCTCAAGAAGCAAGTGAGCGACGATCTTAACGACGCGCTAGGCGGCATTCGGCCACCCGTAGACCCGATCAAGAAGACCAAGGACGAGGCCGACAAAGCAGACAAGTCGATCTCCAAGCTCATCACCGGATTCAACGGGCTTGCCGCGGGGGCCGGCCGGACGTTCCTTAGCGTCATGAAAGTGGCCGGTGGGTTCGCCTCGATGAGCACGGCGGCCAACGTCATCCCTGCCATCGTCGCCGGCGTGGCCACCCTGTCCGGCGCGATGTTCCTTGCGGTCCCCGCGGGGTTCGCCTTGGCCGGCGTGATGGCCACGATCAAGCTCGGGGGCGAGGGCGCTAAACGCGCGTTCGACCGGCTCAACCCCACGCTTGATCAACTCAAGTCCAAGGTCTCGACCTCGTTCGAGCTCTCGCTCAACCCTGCCGTCAACAACCTGCGTACGGTGCTGCCCAAGCTCACCTCGGGATTTCAGCAAATCGCCTCGGCCATCGGCGGCGTGGCTACCAAGGTCTCGATCATGCTCAAGACCAACGCAGCTACCTCGCAGCTGCAAGCGATCTTGAGCGGGACCTCGCGCGTGGTCCAGAACCTCGGCGCCGCGCTGGCCCCCGTGATCGCCGCGTTTATCAAGATCGGCGCGACGGCCATGCCGATCCTCGTACAGCTCACCGCGGGGGCAGGCGCGGCCGGCGACAAGTTCAACGCGCTCATCCAGCGCATGGCCGACTCGGGCTCGCTCACCGCCTGGATACAGTCCGCGCTCGAGGGGTTCCGCGCGATCGGCGCCGTGCTCGGTGACCTCGGCGCGATCCTCAAGGCGGTGTTCACCGCGGTCCAGGCGGCCGGTGGCGGACTCGGCGGCGTGCTCGGCGAGGTCATCGGGCGCATCCGCGAGTTCGTGGAATCGGCACAGGGGCAAGCCGTGCTCACCGCGCTGGTCACCGCGATCAACGCCATCAGTACCGCGCTCGGCACCGTGCTCACCGCCGCGCTGGACGCCATCGGGCCGGCTATCCCGGATCTCGTGTCGGCGTTCTCGCAGCTCATCGCGATCATCACGCCGACCATCGTGGCCATCATCCAGAACCTCGCCGGCGCGTTCCAGGGTCTCGCTCAATTCCTCGCCGAAAACATGAACTGGCTCGGGCCGATCGCGGTCACGGTGCTCGCCCTGATCGGCGCGTTCAAGATCTTTGTCACGGTCATCACCGCCATCCGCGCGGCGATCGTGGCGTGGTCGATCGTGCAAGGCGTGCTCAACGTGCTGCTCACCGCAAACCCGGTGGGCGTGATCATCGTGGCCATCGGCGCGCTCATCGCCCTCGTGGTCATCGTGCTCACCAACCTCGAGTTCTTCCGGGGCGTCTGGGACAAGGTGTGGAAGTTCGTCTCGGACGTGATCAGCACGACCGTGGACGCGATCAAGGACGCGTGGGGTGCGCTGACCTCGTGGCTCTCGAACGTGGTCGACTCGATCGGGAACTTTTTTAAGAGCATCGGCAATTGGTTCGCCGAGCTGCCGGGCCGGATCGGCGGCTTCCTCGCAGGCCTGCCGGCGGTCATCGGCAACGCCTTGCTCGCCGCGATGCAGTGGGGCCTTAACGCGGTCATCCAGGGGATTGAGTGGATCATCGCGGCGTCCATCGCGCTGCCGATTCGGATCATCCTGGCCCTCGCGCAGTTCGGCGTGATGCTCTTTAACTGGGGGATCGACGCGTTCGTGTGGCTGGTCAACGCGGTAGTCCAGGGCATCGCGAACGTGATCACGTTCTTCCAGGAGCTACCCGGCAAGGTCATCTCGGCCGTGATCAACTTCGGGGTGATGCTCGCCGAGTGGGCCCGCGGCGCGTTCATCGCCCTGCTCAACATGGCCATCAGCAAGGCCGCCGAGTTCATCATCTGGATTCGCGCGCTGCCGGGCCGCATCGTGGACGGGATCAAGAACCTCGGGAGCCTCCTGGCCACCGGCGCCCGGAACCATTTCAACGCCTTCCTAGACGGCGCAAAGCAGATCGGGCAAAACCTCCTCGACTGGGTGAAGGGGATCCCGCGGTGGATTGTCGACCGACTCGGGGACCTCGGCAACCTGCTCCTCGGCGCCGGCAAGGCGATCATTAACGGCCTGCTCAACGGGATCAAGAACGCGGTCAAGGGCGTGTTCGATTTCGTGGGCGGGATCGCGGACAAGATCAAGAGCCTCAAGGGCCCGCTCTCCTACGACCGTGATCTCC